TCTGGTAATGTCATAGTATTCTCCCTTAGGAGAGAACGGTTTCCCGTTCTCTATTACATTAAGCAGTCTTTGCTTGTCTAGCACGAATCATTGCAAGAATGTCTTGTGCTTTATCACTACTAGGAGCTTGTGGAACTACTATTGGAGTAGATGTTGATTCAGGCTCGTCCGTATCAAATGGTGCAGACTCTGCTACGGGTGCAGTCGCGGGTGCTCTAGTTTCAGTAGTAGCTGTTGGTTGTACCGCTGTCGTTCCTGCAGGTGCTTCTAAACCATATGGACGGAAGTAATTACCCCAACGCTCATTGTCGTAAGGCTTACCATCTACGCTTGCTTCAAACATTTCTTTCATAATGCGTAATTCTGCTTCACCGGGTTTCTTAGGCAAGAAATCTGTCAAATCAAATAAACCGTGTGCGGCAATCGCATCTTGTTCAAGTTGTGTCAATGCTGATTCTTTACGTGCCCAACTACTAGTTGAGTAGTCAGCATAACCACCTTTAGTTGTTTTCTTAACGTTGAAATCAAGACCACGCATAAAGTCAGTTGGCAATTCTTCCATTTCTGGATCCATCAAACTTGATTTGATGATTGTAAAGATTTGTGGACTGATGATAAACTTACGAATTGGATTCGCAGGAGTAGCATCATCACCAATTGGATTTTGACGAACAAAACCTTGGAAAATATAACTACGCTTCTTCCAATATTTGTTTGCCATTTCTTTCAAACTTTCGTCTTTATACCATGGACGAACTTCTGCCAAGATTGGACAAGAAGATCCATCGTTGTACATTTCAACGCATGGTACTTGTACTTGAATTTGCTTTACGTTTGGATCACCCTTAACACCATTGAATGGTAGTTTGATGATTTGACGTTCTACCCAAAAGAACGTGTTGTTACCGTTTGCATCTGGCAAGAAACGAATTGACGCTGTTGTGCCTTCGTCCATATTCCAGTGGGGGTAGATTGAGTTGTCAGATTGTTTTGTAGAACCGTTGTTCCCTGACTTGTTTTCTTGTGCCGCGATACGAGCACGAATGTCTGCTAATGATGCCATAATATTTTTCCTTATAAAATTGAGATGGTCTCTGTTTATTATTCGCTGTCTCCCTATGAGACAACTAACATACAAGATAGTTTAGCATACTTTCTGTATATGTCAATAGTATTTATGCCAGATGTGGTAAACCGCACAAAAAAGTGCGGTTTAATTTACCCTTTTAAATACCGGATAGTCGTTTGATGTGTATTAATTCTGGGTCAACACTTTCATTTGCACCAACTAGTTTACCGATATTGTTATTTTTAACTTTCTCAGTAGGACCTAATTGACCTGCTGCCTCTTGGTCGCTATCTAGCCCTTCACCCAAATCTTTATCTTGTTGTTTAGCCTTTTCAGCTTCTTGCTTATGTGCTAATTGTTTAACACGATTCAACATAGCATCCCATTCGTCTTGGGTATAACGACCAGCAATTAGTCCATCATCTTCGTCATCGTCATCGTCTTTGCCTTCAGTCTTTAATGGTTCAGGAATAGTTCCTGTTATGTTAGCCATACCTATAATGTTCTGGTCTGCTTTTTGTTGAATAATATCTTTAGCCTGTTGAACTGCTTGAGGTGATGCTTGTTGAGAAGCTGGAAGTTTTCCAAAATTACCATCATCATTTTCTTCCATATCAGTTTCAGCTATTTTTTTAACTTTAGGTGCAGTCATAGTAGGTGATGCAACAATGCCTTCTATTACATCATTAGCCCATTCAGATAATTCATCTACTTCTTTTAATTTTGTTTCACTAATGTTTTTGTTTAGTTTACCTAATATTGGCATTACTGATTCAATGCGTGGATCAAGTGAACTTTGCATAAACATTTCACTTAAATCATATACGTTTTCATCTTCCATTAATGCAGGTGTATAATTTTCAAAATATTCTCTGTATCCTCGCTTGCCTGCCATTTTATGTAATGTTTCACGCAAACTACCATAATGGTTAATTCCTTCACTTATCAATTGTTGAACTGATTCATTAAATTGCTTATTCTTTGTGGCACGAACAAATCCTGCCATCTTACTGTATTCTTCACAAATATTAGTGATATGTTGACCACGCTCATCATAAGGTGTTCCGCCTTCTGCGATGTGTCTAGCATATACACGTGCTAATCCTGGCTTGTTTGTAGGAACTAAGAATCTTTCACCCTGTGTGTTCTCTACGAAAATCTTAGCGATGTTTCTATATCTTTTCTCACCTTCTTCAATTTGTCTACTATGTTGAAGAATGATTTTTGTTGAAGGTACATTGTCGCTATAGCTTTTTGCTTTACCCATAGCGTAATAGCCTTCGGCTAATTTGTCTTTTTGATTGTGTTCACGTTTTGCCATATCGGGCTCCAAATCATCAATATCGCTTAGTTCAAATCCAAGTTGTTTACCCTTTGCGAATCTTTTTAAGTGTTTTCTTAAACTATTAAAACTCTCACTGTCATGGCTATCTGCTTTAGGACTAGCCTCAACATCATCACCGTAATAGATAATAAGTCTATGTAATCCGTCTACGGTAACAGTGACTTTTCCGTAGTTTTCCCCGTCTTTAATGAAGTCAAATTGAAATGCTTCTGCTTCATCAGGAATAGCTACTTTCTTTCCGGCACTGGTAAACATGTCCGGGCGATATCCACGACTTTTTAGCATTCCATATAATTCACGGTTGATTGAGTCTTGTTTTACTGGCATAATTTATCTCTTAATTATATATTTATCAATTATCCCAATATAGCATAAAAGGGAAGCGGTTCGATGTACTCATCGTGGTCACGTAAATAGTTGTCTAAATCGCTATGATATTCACCCAATTGTTGAATAATTCTCACTGACAATAAGCTGGCCATGACTAAATCGTCTGTATCACCTATTTTAGCCGCGTAACTTCCACCATGTGCTATAAATGACTTTAATTCACTGACTAGACTATGACTGTTTACTGTCATCTTTTTAGATTCTAATAATGTCTTGAATTTAGCACAAGCGGCTAATTTAGATTTTTGTGTAGTATTGAACCCTTTACGTTTTTTTCCGGGCTCGGAAATAAAGATACCGGGTATATTAGATTCACCATATTCATTAATTGATATTAGTGCTGCCTCACCAATAGTATTATTTTCTATAGAATAGTAAATGTTGTTTGGTTCTTTTGTGCATTCAACAATATATTTGTTTATTTGTGCTAATAATTTAATTTGTTCAGGAATAGGTGTTTTGTTATGCTTCCATTCACCTACTTGCGTTGTTGTGTTTGCCTCAAAGATTTGAATAGCGGCCGGATCGCTACCTGTACCAAGACTAGGATCTAATCCAACTGCGTAGATATTGCCTTTCTCAGGTTTCTTGTACCAACGGACTTGCCCCATACGATGATTAGGTTCTTTACCTATTAAATCAATAAGCGTGTTAGGGTTTATTAAAGTTTCATCAGCAATTAAGAATTCACAACCAATCTCTCGGCGGAATCTATCATCACCGAGTTGTGCTTTCATCTGATTAGCCCATTCTTCATCACGTCCAGGTTGTTCAGCATAGTAAGCACGATATGCTCTGAATCCATTAACACCTATTTCAGTCTTGTTACCAAATTCATCTTCGCATTTGTTAGCACCCTTCCAAATGAACGCAAATTGATCCTCATCACTGTTAGGTGTGCTAGTGATAATTGCTTTACCACCAGTTGACAACGTAGGAGTAATAGATGTCCAAAATTCTTTCGCAATACTTGGGCGCACGAATGCGAACTCATCTAAGTATAATAATGTGATAGACATACCACGACCAGTATTTTCAGTAGTTGTTGCTGAAACAATACGTGATCCGTTTTCAAAGTCTAATGAGCCTTTGTTGTATGTTGTAACACCTGCTTTAATGTGGTCAGGACAATTTTCATATGCATAACGAATACGTTGCATAATTTCCTGAGCACCTGTGTATTTGTGAGCCGCAATAAGAATCGTACTGTCTGGTACAAACATTGCATACCATAATAAATA